TTAATCGTTAATCACGCTCCTTCGCATTGTTTCAATGGCCATTCAACATCCCACACAGATCATCAAGAGCCAGGACACCATTGTGTATGTGGGCGCTCTTTCCGGCGCCACTCGTCCTGCCATCACTCCCGCGTCTGCTGGCGCTCTTAGCCGTCCCACTTCGGGCGTTCCTTCCGCCATGTATTTCCTTGGCGGCGTGACCAATGCCTCCGTTTCATTTAACGATGGTGAGCAAGAATACTATCTGCTCGGCAACGGTGGCTTCGCTGATAGCGTGAAAGTCACCCAGCGTTGCCAAGCTTCCATCACTTCGTATTTCCAGAAGGATCTGGACGGCAGTCAGATTGACGAAACTCAATTTGACGAAGCCATGGATCTGATCCTGCGCGGCCGTACTGAGAAAGATTTTGAACTCTATGTTGAAATCTTCAAGTTCCTCGGTGGTCAAACTTATGACCTCACCTGCTTTGCAGCTACCGTGATGAACTACAACGAGAGTTACCCTGCTGACAACCTCGTTGAGACCACTTTCGACCTGATGAGCCGTGGCACTTACGGCACTGGTCGTTGCACCATCTCTGGCGCAATCCTGCCTAGCACTCCCAACGCTTGATCATCAAGCTAGAGGCGTTCTCACAAGCCCCCGAAAGGGGGCTATTTTATTGATATGAACATCCTGGAAATCCGCAGCACTGTCGAGCAATTGTTGTCCGACTTGCTCGGGAGTTATACGCTTCCCAATGGCTCTGCAGTGCCTGCATTGTGGGTGGATGGGCGCAGTGGTGTGCCGAAAGGATGGCAAGTGCAGGGATTAGAAGCATCGATTAGGCAATATCCAACACGCGCTTCACGCCCTTTGATGGGAATGGTAGAAATGCGAAAGTCTTGGGAGGTTGTGTTGTCGCAATACGACCCTGCCGCAGAGGACATGGACGAGGCCGTTGATCGAATTATGCGGCACTTCCCAGACTGTGCAGTAAGAGGATTTCCTTCTAGTGATAGAGAATATCAGTATGCCAGGATCATCATTCCTGACATTGAAATTGCCACGCAATACCGCCCTGTTGCTAACGAATGAACGTAAGCGTAAATGCTGCAATAGTAAGCGCCAAGATTGTAAATGCCAAGGATCTTGAGCAGCAATTAGCCACTGCCTTTAAGCAGTGGCTAGAGGAAGACGTGAACGACGAATATATGAGCGAACAGTTCCAGACAAGCAAATGGGCCTATCCGCCGCCGTCAACAGAAAGAAAGAACGGAACTATTGCGGGCAATCCTCGTGACATCTTCGACACTGGAGAGTTGTTTCGCAGTGGACAGGAAAGCTTTTCAATTAGTCAAAACTCATCTTCAATTGAAGGAAAGTGGCATTGGAATGCCACTAATTCCAGCGGGGAAGAATATGCATGGTTCGTCCATGAAGGTCAAGGGCCGCATTCACGGGCTCCGCGTCCATGGACAGACGAGATTTCCTATGGCTACCTCTTTGAAACAAGTGATGTGAAGCGCGACCTGGAGATTAGAGTGACGCGAGCCTTTAATGCCTGATGCGATACGACTATTTGAAGAGCGATGATGGCAAGGTCCATGTGATCAATGCCAGAAAAAACTATGCCACGCTTGAGGCGGGCATAGTTTGCGTGATTGCTTCTACGGAAACCACCTGTAGAATTTCTGACGACAACAATGCTTTCGTCGTAGAGCTTCCTGACACACTTCTTTCTAGTGGCGACAGGGTGAAAGCTTTCAATGTTGACCTATCTATCCTGAGCCATGAGCAAATACAGCTTTCTCCTCCAATCTGAAGAGGCGGAGTATTTTGAGCTTCTGCCCAACATTCGTCTGAAGAAGCACAATGGCTGGTTAGTGGCGGAGTCAATTGAGCAGGAGCAGATTGCTCGCGCTCAGAGTCAGGCAACCATTCGTGCTGTGCAGCTTGCAAAGCGCATCTCTGAAGCCAAGGACATCCCCTTGGAGGAGGCGTTTGGACTGCTGCAGAACGGCACTTCGTTCAATGAAATGGAGCTGCTGTCTGACTACACAGAAGAAACCCTTGGGATGCTCACATCGGGATCTTCTGCTGAAACCAACAATGCCAAGCTAGTCACCACATTCATCCGCACTCGCGGCGAGGGCTTGATTGATGGTGAATGGCAACCGCTGCCGGACTGGTCTCTTGATGACACAAAGGAAATGGGGCGGTCCATCATTGACAAGGTAATGGAGTTTATTGTTGAAGAGCAAGGCAAGGAGACTGAGGAGCAAGAAGCAAAAAAATCCCAGAAGAAGGCGGGTTAAGCGAAGTTGAGCGGCTTGAAAAAGCCGCTCGACGGCGCCTGTCTTCGTTGGCAAATTGGAACGAAATATACTTTCGACTTAGTTCATCAGACTTAAAAGATCCACGGTGGCATTGTGAGAATTTTGCAATGCAAAAGGTGGATGATGTTGAGGCTGCGTTGAAGTTTCTAGAGAAGCAGGATATTTATAGATACAACGTGAACAGTTTGTCAACAGCAAAGCTTGGCACTGTTGTTGTTGGAGCACTGGGCGGCAAGCGTAATGACGTGGGGGTGGATGACTTCCTGCCGTTTGACACTAGGAAGCTTAAGAAGGACACTGGTGTGACTGATGCGAGCCTGAAGGTATTGAAGGGCTTGATGAGTACACATCGTCTTGATCCACGTCTGGTCGCAACACTTGCCAATGAAATCAAGAGCGCATCAATGAGAGAAGACGAATAGCATGGGCCACACATGGCTACACTATTAAAATAAAGGGCGTTGTGTAGGAATGGCCGCTGAGCTAAGGCTTAATGTTGCTCTTGACCTCGCATATTTCAGGCAGCAACTTCCAAAACTCAGCCAAGCCGCTGCAGGGTATCGCCTACCTCTGCAGGTAAAGTTTGATGCGCGTCAATTACGCAAGGAGCTAAATAAGCTTACTGGCCGCAGGGAATTCCGTATCAATCTGAATGATACGGCGATCAAGAGCGCGTTAGATAGCACTCAGAAATTAGAGCAAGCCCTTAAGCGGCTTCAGACAGCATCTCGTGGAGCTGCGCCTGTTGCGCCAATTGGCGTGCAGGGTTTAAGCAAAACTGCGTCGAAGGGCGGGGTTAACAAGGCTCAAATTGCAAAGCTTTACGAAGCTCTTGCAATTGCTGGCGTAGAGGGTTTCCAGCGAGGAGTTAAGAAAAATCGCGACGAGATGGTCGCGGAGATTGGCGGCCTGAGTGCGGACACAATTAGTGGCTTGCTCAACGGCCTTAAATCAGGTGATCCGAAGCTGAAGGCAGCAGCGCGAAGCCTTGGCAGCTCGCTGATTAACAGCTTCAAGGCAGTGCTTGGCATTGCTTCTCCATCGAGAGAATTCAAATATTTAGGTGAGTTTGCCGCTGAAGGCTTTGAGATTGGACTAACTCAGGGTCTAAAGGAAGCTGAAGCTTCCGCAATGAACCGCATGCGGGCGATGCTTGCGGCTCTAAAAGGAGAGGCATCGAAGTTCGGCCCGGCCTTGATGATGGCCAGCGGTATGGGCGGTGGCCAGCAGAAAGGGCTGCGTGAAGCCCTTCTCATGGCTGCTGGCATGGGCGGACTTTATACGCCTGAAACCCAAGGCCAGCGCATGTTCCGCCAGGCGCGAGAGGGTATTGCGGGCCGTTACGGAGCAGTGCCCAGTGCCACGTTTGCTGGTGGCGGCTCTGGCACTTACAACCTTGGCAGACAGGCCATTCAAGGGCCTCAACTGCCCGTTCGTGGCGTCTTCGACAGCACTCCTTCACCGCCACGCATTGCCGGCCTTCTTGGTCCTAGCGGCACTGCAGAGGCCACTAGGGCCGCTGCATTGGCGCTTAAGGAACTGGAGGCTCGCGCAAGATCTGCGGCACGTTCTGCTGCTGTGTTTGCAGAGGATGCAGCGCGTGCTTCTCGGCGTCGAGGACTGGAAGTGGCGTCGGGACAGGTGCCTCTTGGTGGCGGAGGTCGCTACTTGCCCCCTGGTGGAGGCGGCGGCGGTGGTGGTCGCAGTGGTGGCTTTGGTGGTATCGGGCCGAATTTTGGTCGCGACCTCGGCCGTGGTTTTGTTGGTCGCGGTGGTGGTATCGCCGGGGAAATTGCTAACGAGTTTGGCAATGCAACTAAGCAAGTGTTGCTGTTTGGCACGGCTTACAAGGCACTTGCTGCCATCACTTCATTGCCTGGCAACATCGCGAATGCCACGGCAAGTCTGCAGTCGTTCCGCAACCAGCTAGAGGCAGTTACTGGCGGCGGCCAAGTGATGGACGACAGCTTGAAGCTGATTGAAAGCACCGTGGCACGCTTTAACGTGCCGGTGCAGTCTGCACGAGATGGCTTCGTTCGGCTTTATGCGTCGATGAAGCCTGCTGGCATTGACCTTGGAACGATTAACAATCTGTTCACTGGCCTGTCAGCCACCGCATCGACATTCGGCATGAGTGCCGACCAAGTTGATCGGATGACTTACGCACTGGCTCAGATGGCCAGTAAAGGTCAGATTATGACCGAAGAACTGAAGGGACAGCTAGGTGATGTGTTCCCTCAGGCCGTGAGTCTGTTCGCTGAAGCCACTGGCTTTATGAACGACACGATGGACGATGCCGCGAAGAGTCAGGGCATGTCGCAATTCCTTCAAGCCTTGGAGGATGGTGCCTTCAAGGGCGAGAAGATGAAGCAAGTGCTGTCCAATGTGGGCATTGCACTTAAGAAGTTTGAAGGTAGTGCAGACAAGGCTGCTGGTTCGTTCCAGAACCAGATGAACAAGCTTAACAATGCGTTGACTGGCTTCTACGAGAGTTTCTCGCCGGCA